TACGTCATTGTCCCTCAGATAGATCCCTGAGATAGCCATCTGTGCGTTCTCTAACACCAACGCAATTGTAAGGTTGGTTGTTTTGATTGCACTCAATGCATTAACAAGTGGGCCGCGTCCATAGACTTCGCCACTAGCTTTAGACCAACGGAAACATACAAATGGGTTAGAGCCAGAACCTACAAACTGCTCATAGAAAATGACTTCTTCATTCTCTCTATCAACAACGTAATAGTCATAACGCTCTTCATTTCTCTTTTCGTAGTTCTTGCAGACTACTTCGAGAATAGAGCACTCAGCTTGTGGCTGAGTTTCGATAGCCCTAGCAAGACGGTCTGATATATTTGCTCGTTCAAATGCAATAGGGATGTCACTATTTTTGAGCTTGCGCTCTCTAAATACATGGTCAATTTTATCATCTGCACCTGTGTCAAGTACGACAGTCGGAAGCGGTATCGCGTTAAAGCGAACTGGATTGATTGCGTCACCTTCTTCAACAAGCAACACGCCTGTTCCGACAGCCAAATCCATAAATGATTCATGCACCTCTTGCCCGAAATTAGAAGATTGTAGAACTTCAAATACATATTCTGTGACTTCATCCAATTGATTATTAACTTGGTCACTCTGTTCTGCTGGCACTTCAGAGCCAGCAACAAAGTCTGCCCATCTTGCAAAGTTAGGAACAAGGCCAGACTGTAGGCGTGACGCAAACTCTTGCACCCCGACTACAGCAGTTTCATCAAAGATTTTATCATCTCTGCGCTGACCGTTAGCTTCATAGAAAAAACCCTGCCGCATAGGAAGAGCATATTCGTAGCACTCATCAAACAGAGATTCGAATGAGGCGCGTTTTGTTTTCGCGCGCTCAAACTTTTCGAGCATCATTTTAACCTGAGACATTATAACGTCTCGTCAAAATAACCTATGCCGCCCTTACCGCCAGACAGCAATGATTGCGCGCCACTTCCTTTACGGTCTTTCTTAACTTTTGATTCTAAAGATTTCTCACGCGCATCGTCTTGTTCGCGCTTCTCTTTAAGCTCGGCGGCTTCACGCTCATCTTTTTCGCGTTGCTTTGCAGCTTCCTGTTCAGCTTTTTCTTCGGCTGTCAAAGGCGGTGGGCCTGCTGGCTTTGGGGACCTAGTACACATATAGAACTCCTAACTGTCTCCTGCTTATAGGAGCATGCATAGATGCTCCACAACGCACAAAACTACATTCTTGACCATAAACCTTGTCTGCGTTGTTTAGGCTTGCGGGTGAAGACATCGAAGTTAGTGCTGGCTTGAAATGGTTTAGGAGCATGCTGTTGATTACTGAGGATGGCTCTGCCTTCACCAGCACCCAGCATTAGATACTGAACAGCATCATGAATGTGAGAGAAGTGGTTCTTATCTGGCTTGTCATCATAGCGTTCACCAGATACTTGCATACGGCGATATTGATAGCCGCCTTCAAATCCTTTGATAATTGTACGGCATCTAAAGTCAATCAATACACCAGACTGACCATCAACCATGCGGCTGAGAGGTGCAGATACAGATTCCAATCTTAAAGATACATCATTGGATGGGGCAGGGCGCGCACTAAGGCCAGCCCCCCGCAATATCTGAAAGGGTGTTGTCTCATCTGTCTGTGCGCGGAAGTCACCTGCGGGGTCGCCAAAGATTATAACTTCATTGGTTGAATAGCGTGAGGCTAATTCTTGCCGCAATAATTCTGCAAACCTCACGATACCCATATCAAAAGCGACAAGCTCTTGCAGTATCAACCATCTGCCTCTTACCTTCTGGGCTATAACACCAGCAGGGGTAAGACCAAAATCAAGGCCAACATAAACAGGCACACCTGCCGCAATCGGAATTTCTTCCTTCGATACGTGGATGTCAGCAACAAAATTGCCATAAACGGGTTTGCCATCTTTAATACTCCCAAGGCGGTTCATCACATATACGTCTATCCAGCTTTTCGTCTTGCCCATTACGATATTCGGATAGTAGTCGGCTCTCATATTTTTTGAGTTTTCTGCGCTCTCGTTTGGAACATATCCTTCTATATTGCCGTCTTCGTTCTTCGTTTCTTTCATGCCTTGCGGTTGTGTGAAGAACTGCCAATTGTCTGGCTTGACTAACATCCTTGCTTCTTCTTTTGGAATATGGTCTGGCACTGGTATCTCGCCTGACATGATGGGCCACCAATGGTCTTCTTCTGGCGCGTTCGTGTCTGCTATTACTCCTGTCCAACTACAGCCCCCATCTTTCATAGAGGGGAAACGCCCCACACGCATAGTACAGGCATCAATAATAGACTTGGGTATCTCTCTGGCTTCGTTAATCCAAATGCCTGTTAGTTCTAATGACAGTAGTTTCTTCACATCTTCTGGCCTATCAAGGGCAAGAAAGATAACTTCTAAATCTAAGTCACTGCGTTTGATGTGATGAGTGTAAGGAACAGACCATAAGAACTTGCCCCACTCTTCTTCTGGAAACCAATCAAGCCATGTCTTTATTGTGGTTGTGCGTAGCTGTGGGTTGGTGTTTCTGATAACAGCCCAACGAGATTTACGAACACCGCCCTCTGTTTTCTTCTGCTGTAAAGCGCGTCTAAATAATTCAACACAACAACATACAGACTTGCCCGACCCAACAGGGCCGCGCAATCCACGGAAGAACACATCGCTCTTCATAAAGTCTTTTAATATTTGCCCATCAGGTTTGTATTTAAAGCTGGTCAACTTTGTTATCTTTCCCGAACTTAATCATACGTTCAACAATCTCTGGGCCAATAACAGCTATTACTTTGTCTGCTTCACGGTCTGTTTGAAATTGTTCTGGGTGATAAGCAAGGTGAACTTTCTTAACAATGGTACGCAACATAGCGCGCTCATCTTTATTAATGGTGTGTAGGAATGTCATCTGTGTGCTTTTGTCTTCTTTGCAATTGATTTGGGTTGCTTGGAATGTTGTTTGCCTGCACGAATAGCTTTGCGTTTTGCGGCTGTTGATGCGGCATATTCAGAAGAGGAGAGGGATTTAATAGCGGCTTCTGGCAGATATCGCTCACCTGTAGCCTTTGGGCCTTGTGTGCTGGGCTTGCCAGACTTGGTACGCCACTTCTGCTTTGTCCAATTACGCAATGAACGCTGTGAAGGTTTCATCGGTAGCCGCCACCTTTAGCCTTATATGCTTTGGCAAGCATCTGCGCTTTACGCGCTGACCATTGACCAGAGCTACCACCTTTATTCCCAGCCTTAATACGATTGAATAATGCTTTACGCATTGTAGGTTTGGTATAGTTACCAGCCGCATTTACTGCCATTACAGCCACCTTTTCTTCAGTGCTATCCAATATGCAAATGCACAGAACAAACAAATGAAGGCAACGCACAAAGAGGCAATGCCAATTGTTTCTATTAAGTGAGCGCGTCTACGCTTGGCTTTCTCTTGTGCTTTCTGGCGGGCAACGCGGGCTTGTCCTTGGAACTTGACCCAATCATTCCAGATGCCCGCGCGCCCATACAGATTCATATAAGAACGTAGCTCTTCTTCTTTACGCTTCACTTCGTCCAGTGCCAAAAATTCTTGAAGCTCATCACCAAAAGGTGAGGCTTTCTTTTTTCTATGACGGGATTCGAGTGTGTCTTTTGCAGATACAAAGTCACCAATAGCGCCCCCTGCTTTTGCTAAGTCAGAGCCATTCGCAACCGTTTGCTTTATGATTGCGAACGCCGCATTGATTGCGGCAAGCTCTGCTAACATGACTTAGTATCCTCTTGAGTATTTCCCTTTGGCGGGTTGATTTGCGGCTGGCTTTTTAGCGGCGGCTTTCTTAGCGGCGGCCTTGCCTTTGGCTGTATATGGAAACTTCTTCTTACCTACTTGCGGCATATCATTATCCCTTTAGAAGTGAACGAGCGCCACGCCCACCACGGCGAGACTTATTGTTTCTGGAAAGAAGGGTTGGTTGTTTAGGTGCTTCCTTCTTACGGCGAACAATCTTTTCTTTATCTTTTGAAACAGGCTCGGCAGCTTTTTTCTTTTTCTGCTGTGCTTTGTAAGCAGGGCTTGCCATTATCATTCTTTTGATAAAGTCTTTTTTAGATATGTTTTCTTCAGCCATTACTTCTTCCTTTTCTTGGCGGCTTGATAACGAGCAAGTAATCGTCTGCCCTTGGCTACAGCAGAGGATTTATCACCAGAGTGACCCCATGCTATTAATGATTTCTTCAGTCTGGTAGGTCTGCCCTTCTCGTCCTTTAGAGGACCTTTGGCTGACCCCATGCGAACAAGAAAACTCCCCTTGCGGCGTAGCTTCTGCGGTGTGTCTGCCCCGCCCTTGACTGGCGCTTTGAGGTTGCCCTTCTTGCCAGACTTGGTGCGGTACGATGCGCGCCCTTTGGCGTTCAACCCGCCTGATGGGTTCTTTCCTGCCTTGCGTGTCCATGCTGGTGTCTTACTCATGCTATTTCCGTGGTGTATTCTTTACCTTTGAAGGTAAATGTATCTAATCCATCAGACCGAGCTTTAGAAAACGCCTGCCCAAAAGAAGATAAAGGTTGCTTAACAGAAGCATCACCCTCCATTATTTCTCTTTGCTTTTCATTCATGCGGCCTTCTTCGTCATTGCCATCCATAGGGAAGGGAGACTTGCCTTCAACTTGAAGCGCACGAAAGGTGGACAAATCATTCTTCAATATTGGGTCAACATTATCGTTTGTTGATGCTTGGGCTGAAGAAACAAAGGCATCAAAGATAGACTTACGCAAGGTAGTCATCGGACCAAAGAAACTAAAATTACTTGCGGTTTCTGGAATGTCATCGTCATAGTCAGTGGCTATAACGGTAGGCGTATCAGGAATAACAATGCGTACTTTGAGATTGTCATCATCTGTATCTGGCATTAAATACTCACCTACAAGATGAGCGCCGTAATGAATCTTTTTGCCTAAAGATGGGTACACTTTATCATTTGTTGCAATTTCATAACCTTGCTTAACGTAATCAATTATATTTGCATTACGCCCCTCTTCCTTGCGAATTCTATTTTCTAATTCAGTGGGGTAATCATAAGCGTCATGGTCAACAATACGTTGTCCATTTTTCATTGTGATATCAAACTTACCTAAAGTGTTATTGATGTTCTTAGCCATGCTATCAATGTTAAAGTCTTTGTAGTAATTACCAACATCACCTAGTGCATCACGAACATTCTTATATCCAACCGATACAGTTTCACCTTCTCGTAAGTTTGGAGCAAGCCTGTCAGCTACAATGCGTAATGCTTCTATGTATTCGCCAGAGACTTCGTTCTCTGTTATCAATCTATCTACATCGGGGCGAATAAAGGTAGGGGTGACAGAGTTCAAAATACCACGCAAATAAAATGCATAGTGCTCTGATAAAGCGCCGCCTTGCGTGAAAAGGGTGAGCATGTTGTTTAGACTAATCATACGCAAATAAATGCAGAAAAGAATCTAACTGTTCAACGCACAAACTATCAGGTGGTGTGGGTCCACCTCATAGTGCCAGTATGATACCAGCCCTTTTGCTGAAGCACCCAGAACAAACCCTCTTGAATCTTAACCATAGGAAACAATTCAACAAGAGCGTTGCGTGGGTATTTGATTGGAACATCTATAAAGATATTGTCATCATGCTTTGTTAGCACTGCACCATTCAATGCAAGCGCTACCCTAGCTTCGCTATTGCCAATCATATAGTCCTTGCTGTGCCATGAGAGCATGACTGGCTTGCTATAATCTTCAATAGCTTTCTGAACGACCTTTGAGCGCATAAAAAAATTACTGCGCTTTACTGGCTTTGTTTGCGAGTAAAGAGACATATGCTCTACAGCAATCTCTGGGTACAAAGGATAAGCGAGGGCAGACATAACCACACCAAGCACATATATCTCTGCTAAATTGTATGTCGAATAATTATCAACATGCACAGGTATCTTGTTTAGCTCGTTTAAGCGATACAAACCAACGCTTACAAACAACGACAAACAAACAATGATGGTAGCTATCTTTTTCATGCAAATATGCTACCGAACCTTTGTGGCAAAAATAAGACTGATAGGCGGGTCGAGGGCATGGCAAGCTGGGTTTTTGGCCCCCACCCCCTTACGATAAGTCGATGGACACAGATATGTCGCCAGCATGCATGTGCATGTGTCGCTCTGGTGCCTTGAAGCCAGCCCTGTCTAGGATATCCTTGCTCGCTTCTAGTTGCACATACTCACTCTTGGCACCACGAGCTAACTGCACGAGCTTGGCGGCGGCTATCGTAGCACTCACGCCCATAGTCTCGGCCACTCTCTGCATCATATATGCCTGCACATGAGCCAGCCGCAAACTCTTGCTGGCTGTCACTCTCCCGCTCTCACCCGAGGCATAACCAGCCAAACCAGCCGCTTCTGTGATGCTACAGCCATTTGCTACGAGCGCATCAACTAACGCTCTCTGTTTGGCTGTCGGTTGCCTCGTCGCTATATCAGTCATCTATCCATACCTATTCAAGAACCCCCCCTTGTATTCCCCCCCTATATGTCACTCACAGAATCACACTGTCAACGCACAAAGGCAACGCTAACAGGACGGGGGCTACCTCATGCTCTTACCCTGTGCGTGTTTAGCTAGTGTCAATCAAGTTAGCGATGCACTCACCACCCCCGCTAAACCCTCAAGCTACCTAGCCCGAAACCATTTGCAAGGGTACCCCTTCGGTTCGCAAGCTCACCCTTGCATATCGTTTCTTTGGGCTAGGAAGATCGGGTTTTTAACGCGGGGGAATGGCTCCCGCATAGCAAAAGGAAACTTGATATGACACAGAAGCTAAACAAATACGCACAGGGTATCGCATGTGATATCCCCCTTTCACACAACAACTCTCCATATCTCTACAGAACAATCATTCGCAAAGATGTCGAACAAATGGAGTGGATGCTTGGCATGAAAGAAAAAGACGTTGCTCAAATGACAGACGATTTGGCAACTATCAAAGGCGCTAACATCAGCGACCAACAGTTTGCATCACTTGGCAAGTCAGTTCAGCTTATGACAGCTAAATACGATAGCGTGATTGGTTCCCCACATTACGATGAAGACCTTGTACTCGACATTGAAGAACGTTCCTTCGAGACTGAATGTGACATAACATTCATAACCAACCGTATAGCTTCAGCTAAAGAAGCCTTCCTTCAACTAACAGGTGATGTCTTCACAGCTAAACCGTCGAACAAACGGTCAGCCCAAACACCAGAACAGCGCCGGAAATTACTGGAAGAACGCAAAGCAAAGATGGTGGCGTAAGCCATCATCTCGAGAGTGGAGCCTAGCTAAAAGCCAGGCTGCACTCTCTTCTTTCTTAACAGCAGATTCCTCCCCCGAGAAGCCGCGATTGGATACACCCTGTCCATCGCGGCTTTTTGTGTGCTTGTAGCTGTAACCTGCCATGCCTCAACTAGATGTATTTCGCGGTGGCTTTGCTCATAGCTGTAGAAAAAAAGATGCACTAATGCAGTATCAATTGTTTCTTTAGATACAAATATGTGCAATAATGCAGTATGTAATTAAACAAATGGAGAATGAAATGGACGGACTAATTAAAGCAGATGATGTGCTTGTAAATGACTGGGACTTTCCAGTTGAAACTGTTGACCTATGGGCAACCTATGATGACTTACTAACTGACGATTTTTATGGGGATGACAATAACTTTATCTCAGT